CCAACCCCTGCACCAGCGCGGGGACCGCCACCATTTCCCGCAGGAACACGTCGCCATGCGTGCCCTGCAGGTCAATGTTCTCCCAGTGCCCGCCCTCGTTGGCCTTCTTCTTGTCGCCCGCGATCTCCTTGGGGACATCATCCTCCAGCACGGGGTCCACGCGGAACATCATGCCCACGAGGCCCTGCACCGTGCGCTGGAGCGCGTTGAACAGAACGGTGCGCTGAAGCCGCGCCTCGTACATGGCGGGGCGTTTCTTCTCGCCGGGGAACAGGGGCAGGTACATTTCGCGCATCTCGCGCATCCGCGTGGTGCCCCGGAACACGTCCCGACAGACCCGCACCTCGTTGGCGCGACTCTTGACCACCTCGTTGGGCACGTCCACCCGATCCAGAACGTCCATACCCCACCCCCTACAGGTCGAAGGGCCGCTGTCCCGACTTGGGAGCGAGGGCCTTGAAACGCTGCCAGCAGAGATACCCGAGTGCATCCGCAATGTGGTCCAACCCGCCACCCTTGTCCGGCTGGTTGGTGCCCGGCTTGTAGGCCAACTGGTCTAGCGAGATCAGCAGCGCCTTGGCGCGCGGGTGGACATAGAGGCGTCGCTGGCCATCCGCCGAGAGGAGGAGCGCCTGCACGTTGTTGATGCGGTCCACCACGGACGGCGCCGCGTTGGGCGCCTCCACGATGAAGCCCGCCCGCTGGAGGATGGTGAAGTCCGTCTGCCCCACAGGGGCGCTGGTCTTGCGCGCCCGCCCGCTGGGGTCGGGGCACACCACGATGGGCCGACCGGGGAAGCGCTGCTTGATTTCCTGCGCCATCTCCTCGGTGTTGCTGATGGGCAGCGACAGGGCATCGAGGATGTGGCAGACGTCTCCGTGGCGCTGGCCAATCACGGCGGTCATGGGATGCACGTTGAAGTCCATGCCCACAAGCAGCGGCGAGTTGTTGTCATGCAACTCGCGGACGTTGTGGAGCGCCGAGAAGTTGGAGAACACGCGGCCCTCCAGCGTCTCGAAACTGGCCTCCATCTCCTGCCGGTACATCCGGGGGTCGAGGTCGGCCCGCAGCTTGGCCAACTCCTCCTCGCTGTAGCGCCCCGAGGCCGCCGTGGTGGTCTGCCACGAGGCCCATTCGGGGTCCCGCGCCCCCTGTCCCCGTTCGTACAGGTCCTTCACCCAGTCGTACCCGCCCGGCGTGGTGACGAACAGGGCGCGGCCATTGCGGTCCAATAGCGTGGGGCGGATGGCCGATTCCCACACCTCACGGTCCATGAACCGGATTTCGTCCAGCACCGCGAAGTCCAACCCGACACCGTGGAGACGACCGGGGCGCTCGGCGGATCGCAGGGCAATCAGGGACCCGTTGAGCAGCAGCATCTCCAGCCGCGTCTCATTGACCGACACCACCCACTGCGGGGGAACGGTGGCCTTGAGTTGTGCCCACGCGAGGTCCCGCACCTGGTCAAAGGTGGGACCGATGTACCAGACGCGGGCGCGCGGGGTGCGGGTGGCGGCCTCCACCGCCTCGACCACCGCGAGGAAGGACTTGCCGCTGCGGCGCCCCGCAATCCAGACTCGATGCCGCACACGGCTCTTGTGAACCGCGCTCTGTACCCGCGACAGCCGAATTTCGGCTGGCGGGGGCGGGGCAACGAGTGGGCTAGTCAGTATCCACCACCTTCAGCACCGGCAGGCTGCCATTGATCTCCATGGACTGGAGCGCCTTGCCGTGCCCGAATTCGCAGAGGGTCGTCCAGAGCTTCAGGAAGTGCGGGTGCCGGTCATCGGACAGGATGTGCCGCACGTTCCCCAGCACGGCCTTGTCCTCGGCCATCTTCCGGCACATGGCCTTGAACTTGGTGGACCCGTCCGTGCCGCGTTTGGCGCCGTTCCCCTCGCGGCGGGGATCGTCCCCCTTGAGGAAGGGTCGGCCAACCGGGCGCTTGGGCTTGGGTGCGTCACTCATAGAAAGACCCCCTTTCGCAATGCTGTTGCCAGCGTTGCGATGGTGTCGTGATGGTGTCGTTACATAGATACACTAATACATTTGCCTCGTTTTGTCAACATCGAGTCAGCCGCCGAGTTCCTTGAGGGTCACCGCAAGGGCACCCGCATTGCGTTCTGCCGCCTCCAAATCGTTAGTCTGGAAGGCCAGTATCCGGGGCTGCAGGTCCTCGGCCACCGGCAACTGGTAGGGGGGGCGAAGGTGCTGGAAGGCCGTCTCGTGATAGTTGAGCTTCCACGCGGCCCACGGCATCTCGGCCCCGTGCCGCACCAGTGCCGCCACAAACGAGTGCCACTCCACCCCGTTGACCGCCACCGCGTAGGCCCAATGCGCCTCGTTGCCCCGCTGCGGGGTCAGCAACGGCGAGTGGCCTACGGCCTGTGCGTAGCACTCGGCCGCCTTGCGCCGGGCCTCCATCACGAGGTCCGCGCGCTCCAAGTCCGCCAGCACGGTCAGAGCCACGGCATCCGCCATCCGGGCATTGGTTCCCACGCGGACATGGCGGTTCACGGCGGGTGAACGCAACAGGCTCGGGTCTATGCGGGCACGGTCGGCCGACAGGTCATAGCCGAGGGAGCCGAGGCTGCGGACCCTGTCCGCGAGGTCGCGGGAATTGGTCACCAGCATCCCGCCCTCGCCCCCGTTGAAATGCTTGGATTGCTGGAACGAGTAACTGGTGAAGAAGCGGTCGGGGTTGTGCTTGCCGGGGCGCTGGGCCGCATCATCAATGCGGCAATGCCCGGCCGGTGCCCCGTAGAGCGACACGCTGATCCCCTGCGGGCAGTCCGCTACCCATGTCTCGGGGTGGACATCGCTCCAGAGCGGCAACGCCAGATTGAGCAGGATGGCGTCCGTGGTCGCGCCCATCGTCAGGGGCGTGGTCTGGACGCGGTAGCCCATCGGGATGTCGAGTGCCATCAGGGCGAGGATGAGCGTCTGGGTGCCGTTGGCGCAGGCAATGGCGTAGTCGGCCCCGACCCACGTGGCCCACACCTCCTCCAGTTCGCGCACGTAGCGCCCGTTGTTCCGGGCGAGGTGGCGCCCCTCCCAATAGGCGCGGTACAGTTCTACGGCGCGCGTCACCCTTGTTTGCCCTCCCACGGAAGGCGATAATTGGGGAATCTCGCGTAGGCACCGACCCCCCCCGTCGTCACGTAGTTGTCCCGCCAGAGTGTCGCCAACGCCCGCGCCCCATCACGCTCCGCCACACGCTTCACATATCCTTCATTACTGTTTTGGTTTATCCGTCTCAGTTCCCCGATTTCCCATCTAAGTCGCCTCACTTCAGCGCGTAGTTCCTCAACCTCAAGTTGCAACTGACCGTAACGGCAAGTCGCCTCGTGCGTCTGCCATGCCCGTACGTGGTCCGTCGCAAACCCACAAGCGCACGCCTTCATATTCATAGCGCCCTCGTCAGTCGTTGCACCCGTTCCAAGTCCTCGGGGGTGTCCACGGTCAGGGACACCGAATCATACTTGGCGGGGACGACGTGCTCGGTCGCCCCGCTGCGCCTGAGGTACGCGACCGTGAAGGCCTGTGCCCCCACCCCCGTCATGTTCCCGTGGTTGGTATCGGCGTATTCGGTCTCGCCATCGCGCACGCGGTTCGCGGCCACGCGCATGAGGTCGGGGTCCTTGAAGGGGTCGTCCGCCGTGACGCGCAGGATGATGTCGCGCTCCCCGAGGTCCAACACATCCACCGCCTCAAGGAACCGCGCCCGCACGTTCTCCTCCGGCCCCTCGATGACGCGCACCCCGCGTCCCTGAAACTGCGTTCCCTGACCAAAGGGCACCAACAGCGCGGCATCCAGCGTGACCCGCTGGACGCGCTCAATCACACGGTCCAGCATGTCGCCCCGGTCCCCCATCTTGGCAAACACCTTGCCGGGGAAGCGGCTCCCGCCCGCGCGGGCCTGAATCATCGCCACGATCCTCATGTGGCGGTGCTCGGTGCGGGGGCGGGTGGGGGCGGCGCGTTGGGGTCCCGGCGTGACATCCAGTGCCCCGCTTGGGCGCTCAGGTAGCAAGCATGCGCGAACTCCACCGTCTGGTAGCCCTGCTCCAGGTATTGCGCCGGGTCCTGCTGGTCTTGGGCCACGGCGCGCAGGTGCTCGGCGTGGCGGCGATAGGCGACCATCCATCCTGTTGCCTCCCCCTCGGGTTCCGGTGAGCCGTTGGGGCGCAG